ATGACAAATAATCAATACGAAAACAAAGTAATGGAGTGGATTAAGAATCATTTTGACCTATCTGCAATCGTGATAGAGGACTTTAATGTTTTGCCTTATGGTAAACGTATCCTCGACATGCAAGGTGGAGAAATGGCTGTATTCTATGACTTCTTCACTGGCAGTATCAAAGAGTTATTTCCAACAGATAGTGCCTATTGATTAAGCAGGGAGCAATCCCTGTTTTTTATTTTGCTCATATTAATACCTAGTAGGGGTATAAAGAGTTGGCGACATTTAAAAAACGCTGTAACTATTGATATTATTGACTTTATAAGGATTCTTGAAATTTTGTACTTATGGAGAGTATTCGAGAAAATAGAACGGTATTTATTCGATTGAGCGATAACTTTTTGTCCGAACTTTTAGCCGTATTTATCAGGGTGGATACCACAGTAAAATAGCGATTTTATTTAGATGTTAAGGGTATTCAGCACTCGAAAAAATAAGTTGGATTCTCAAACCATTGCTGTATCTATGTTTCTAGCACTTTTTTCATTTTTTAGATAATCGTCTATAAGGGAGCATGTGAAATCTTAGGAAAATAGAGCATTAAAAACATTAAAAAACAGCAAATATAATCCTTAAAACAACCCTTCAACCCTTATCACTACAACGTTTTGAAAATCGACAATAGGGAAGGGTGATAATCGTCTTTTAGGGAAGATATGTAACTGTGAGTTTCACATGCAATTGCTAGGTTTATTGATATTACTACATTTTCAAAGGGTGAGATAATTGTCTATTAGGGAAGAGGTGAAAAAGGGCTAGACAAAATAAACATGACCATATCCTGAAGTTATTGAAATTAATGGTTTTGTTGTATATCCCTTAATCGTCTTTTAGGGAAGAAGGAAAATAGAAAACACTCATTAGCCATACTCCCACAAGGAATACAGCGTTTTTTAGTTTTTCTGTTACTATGATAGAGAAGTAAATATCTCTATGTTCTAACAATCTTTAATATATACAATTTTTATACACTGTAAATAAATGGTAAACCTTTATATATCAACATTTATGCTAAAAATACCAATAGTGCGTTATAAAAATGTTACTATTTTAAAATGGCTTGAACCCTTGATGCATCAACATCGTTCCGAAATTTTGTAAAGGGGTAAAACGCTCTAACCTTACTCTCCCAACGGTTATGCATTAAATATGCAAATACCCTTTAAAGGAAGGAATAGTGTATACACATGTATAAGAGAAATGCAATTCATTGATTGCCATTTCAATATGACAATGAATGAAGGGTATTCCCTTCAGGTATCAAGTGCATTATTTATAATCCTCCAAAGTTAAGATTCGCTTCTTAACTTCCACTTTCTGCGAGTAGTCGTTCATTCGGCTACTCCTATTTTTTATGGCTTTAAAAATTTTTTCTCATATTTATTACTATTAAATCGCAATACATATTAAGGGAGGTGTTGACATTGGATTTAACCGCTATTCCGTTGGATCAATTTGCCCAACAGGGAATCTTCGCTTTACTTTTCGTTTGGCTACTTTTTGACACACGCAAAGAAGCAAAAGTAAGGGAAGATAAACTCACAGCACAAATTGATAAACAAAATGAAGCACAAGAAAAGATTGTTCAATCATTAGAACGATTAGAAACACAAATTCAGAATTTGAAGGAGGTTAAATAATGGCTGAAATTACACAAGCCGCATATCAGAATTTGAGGGATTATATTCAATCCAATTGGAAGTACATAGAATTACAAGATGATACAGGAGTTTCAATTATAAGATTATCACCTTCTGATAGTCGAGTAACTTGGACACATTCAGCAGGAGAGCAAACATTAAAATTACAAGTAGTTATCAAAGGTTCTGACGCTGAAATTACATTTCCACAAACATTGGCAAAATCATTGACTTATAGTGTTGCAACAGGAGGAAGTCCGTTTTCAGAGGAATCATTTCCTCCATTTACATTTGTGGGAGATCAAGACGAATTGACGGTTATTCATTCGATTGAAGTGCCGAAAGTAGTGTGATAATTAATGCAAGGTGCAGGAACCCAAAGTAATCCTTATTTAGTATCAACCCCACAAGATTTAGATTTAATAAGAAATAACTTATCAGCATACTACAAATTAACAAATGATATAGATATGTCTACATTTGGAAATTTCTTAACGATTGGAAGAATAAGCCCTTATTTTTCAGGAACAATTGATGGAAATGGGTGTAAAATCTCTAACCTATCAATTGTAGAATCTGGTTCAATGATTGCCTTTGTTGGTTTACTCAATGCAGGTAAGATTATGAATCTTTATTTAGAAAATATTTATGTTGAATCAAATTTAAATAGTGTTGGTGGAATAGTAGGGAAAAATTTTAACGGAACAATTACCAATTGTAGTGTCACTGGTACTATAAAACAAACGGATACCACAAGATTTTATACAGGTGGTTTTGTTGCTGAAAGTGAGAATGGTGTAATTGAAAATTGTTTTGCAGATTGTAATGTTTCAGGTGGAAGGTATTTAGGTGGATTTATTGGATATGCGGTTGGTGAAAAAAATAGAATTACTAATTGTTACTCAAGAAGTACTGTTTTAGGTGTTTCAAATGTTGGTGGCTTTCATGGGTATGGTAATACAACCTCTGGATATATCCCTGTATTTTCAAGTAATTACTTTGATTATGAAATTGCAGGAACTACTAATAATCAAACAACAGGTGTTTATGCCAAAACAACAGTCGAAATGAAAAATCAATTGACATATACAAATTGGGATTTTACTAACACTTGGGCAATTAATAGTGACTATCCAATATTAAGAGTATTTGGTTTACCTATTGTTGCAAATAAAAAAACAATTTTAGTAAATTCCTATTTAACTAGAATAGAAACTAATCATACAAATCATAAAAAGTCATTCAAAGAGTTACATACACATTTAAATCAATTTATTACCGCTTCTGAACGTCATATTGCAACGAAACGATTTGTTGAGGGTTATCTATCGAATATTGAAACGACAGCCACACGAAACGCTAGGACAGTTAGAAGTAGTATAGCAAATGTGACATCTTATATTTCTACTATTGGTTCTTATGTAAATAGACAATCAAAGACAGTCAAAAACCTACTATCTCATATTAAGCCAATACAAAGCGATATAAACGTTTTAGTGCCTTTGAATATGAATATACCTAACGCATATGTAAGTACATTAGAATCAATAAATAAGCCGTTTAAAATCGAAAATATGACACAGGTATCTTATATCTTAAATCCTTCACATGTGGAGGTGAGGAAATAATGTATCAAGGGGATACAGTTAGATTGAAAGTCCATTTCAAAACTTTCACAGGTCAGTCAGTTGATCCAACAGATATTAAGTTGACGATTTATGACAATCAGAAACAACAAATTGAACAATTCATTTTAGATGACACCAACAGGGAAAATGTAGGTGTTTTTTATTTTGACTATGTGCCTGCCGATGAATTGAACGAATTTATTTTCGAGTTTATCGGCAGTTATAGTAACAAACCTATCCTTAGTAGAGGAAAGGTAGAAGTCAAATTCATTTAATCAGGAGGGAAAAGAATGTCAGAAGAAATCAGTTTTACGCAAGAACAGTTAAATGAACAATTAGCAACAGCCAAGTCACAATGGGAAACAGAGGTATTGAATCCACTTCAAACTGAAAGGGATGAATTGCTTCAATTCAAGCCAAAGGACTTAACAGATGAAGAAAAAGCAATCCAAACTAAACAGCAAGAGTTATTTCAGAAGGAAGTAGCCATTGAATTGAAAACAGCAGGACTTGAAAAGTTTGCTGAATTTTTCAAAGTAGAAAAGATTGAGGACTTGCAGCCACAAATTGAAAAGTTTCAAGGTTTACTTAATGAAATCAAAGTGTCAATGGGGTATGTACCTGCTGACCATGGTAAATCAGACGCTTATAGTGTGGCAGAACAGAAGAAAGATGTTAGCGGTATGCTTTCAGCAAAATTATCAAAATTATTTGGGTAACTAGCACTTTGGCAAAATGTCAGGGTGCTTTTTATATATTAAAAACTAACTTTAAAGGAGAATGATTATTTATGTTTAAATCTAATAACTTTACTAACATGGAACAGGTATCACTTGCTAAGGAAATTGCAATTATCGGAGTACAAGCAACACCATTAACTTCTATGCTTATGGCAAAAGGTAATATCGAAAAGGCACTTTCTACTGTTTATACTTGGAGAGAGAAAACTCTTGACCATACAGATGATTTGTCTGCGGTTGAAGGTTCTGACGAAATCCAATTCTTTGAAACAGCAAGAGCAGAATTGAATAACATTCTTGAAATTTTCAAGAAAGGTGCAAGTGTATCAGGCACAGCCCTTGCTATGCAAACTACTCAATTCACACAAGAGGTTAATGATCGTTTGCTTGAACTGAAAATCAATATGGAGAAGAAGTTTATCAATGGTCTAAAAGCAGATGGTTCTGTAACTCCATTCAAGCGTCAATTGTCAGGTCTTATTGAAATGGCAGACGCTTCAAATGCTGTATCTGCTACTGGTGCAGTTTCAGAAGAAACAGTTAAAGAAGTTATGCGTAAACTTTGGAATCAAGACCTTGCAGAAGGAAACTACTATGCTTTTGTTGGTGCAGATATTAAAGAACAAATTGACGCAATCTACAAAGACCGTTACTCTTACCAACACAAAACAACTTCATTCGGTCTATTGGTTGATGAAATTGCTACAAATTATGGTAATGTCCAATTCGTTCTAAGTAAGCATGTTCCAGCAGATAAGATGGTTGTATTTAACGACAACTATGTTGACCTTGTTTACCTTCGCCCTGCTCACTTCGAACCCCTTGCAAAAACCGGGGATAGCGTTAAAGGACAAGTAATTGCAGAAGCCACTCTTAAAGTTGGATCAAAGAAAGGTGTAGCAGTTGTAACTGTTGCTTAATAACTAAATACATACTAATTGAGGATAGGGATTATTCCCTGTCCTCTTTAATTTAATCAGGGAGATATAAGGATGAATAAAAGGGAGGAATACCTGCTAAAACGCAGAAGGAAGAAAATCACACATAACGAATTAGCAGTTTATTTAAATTGTAGTCAATCACTTATTTCCAGATATGAAACTGGCAATTGTGGAATGTCCAAAGAAAAAATTAAAAGATATAGAGAATATATAGACAATAAATAATTCTAAAAATTACTCAGAAAGCGGAGGTGAAGAAGTGACAAGAGGTACAAAAGATTCGTCATAACCACATTCCTCTTTTTAATCATAAGTGCGTGCAAACGCAAATTTATTTATGAGGATTAAAAGGAGGAATCTATCTCTTGAAATTTGAGGGATAGAGGTTATTGACGACTAAATAATTGTTGTCATGAGGGCTTTACCAATGAGGAATTAGTGGGAGAATTTTCTCTTTCACTGATAGTATGAAGAAAGAATTAAAAGTTAAATTTCCAGAATGGTGTTCAGATTTTACACAAGGTCAAAACGCATTGATCCTTACAGATGATTTAGATAGTTTATTAGGTTGTGCAATTGAGAAGTATGTCAAAGGAAATGACATTAACTACTTTTACAACTTCAATAAACTGTATGTTGCAGATAAGTCAGATACTAAAAAAGCAATGGGAATAGACCTGGCTTTACATAAAGGTAAATCATGGTGCAATCATGTTGTCTGTATTACCAAAGATGACTATGTGAATCCACAAACAGCAAATATAAACGCAATAAATAGGATAAACAGTGTTAATTACTTCAATAAGTACGCTATGTCTACCGCTTTATTGATGTGGAGTTATTATGATTTACCACTGCCTAAATCAAAAGAAGGAAAAATGATATTACTGGCAATTGATAGTGGCTATCTTGGACACTATGATGACAGATTTAAGAAAGTACATAATGAGTATTTGCGTCAATTAGGTTTTGAAGAATTGATTGATTTACTAAACCAAACTACTAAATTTGAATTTGAAATGCTTCAAGGTAAGTACAAGACGAAAGAAAAAATAAAACTGAATAGTGATGGTTACTTACAAACTAGATTACCCCTTGCAGAATTGCAGGGGTTTTTTGATTTTCCATTAGAATTGCCGACACAGCAATTTGAATTAAGGAATCAATTCAAAGAAAGTCAAGGAGATACTTACCGTACATATTCAAAGGATCAATTACAGGGTTTAGTGAGTTTTGCATTAACAGGTAAAAGAAAATTTAAATATACGTTCATTTAACGTTGACGAAACTATCACAACTTCATATATTTCCCAAGGGAGGACAAATTCAATGAAATATTTTTTCTGTTACAACAAATCAGTATCAGATTTTCTGCAGAATAAAGGGATTTCCTTTATCACGGTAGCACAGGATTTGAAAACAAAAAAAGTTTTCTCCTTATACCCAATAGATGAAACGTTGCAGAAAGCACTAGACGAATACAAAGCAAGATAAGAAACTCTATAAAAATTCTAATAAAAATTCGGAGGTAACAAAATGAAATATCAAGAAATCAAAGAATTATTACAATACACTGATGAAGAATCAAAAATCTACATGCCAAATGAGATATTTGAGGATTTGAAGGGGGCTATTAAAAATAGTCCTCACCTTACTTTTTCTTACTCATATATCTATCTTGTTCATTGGCTGTATAGGTACACTAAATACCTAAATAGCAAGGCGATTATTACCAATGAACATATCAAGGAAATTCTAGGTTACAACGCAAAAACCAAAGGATTGGACTATTTGAGTAAGAAAAATGGTTTACTGGATCAATTAGAGTACACAATGACAACAAATGATGTACCTTTGCATTGGAACTTTGATAAGTTTGAAGGATTAACATTCACAAAATTACAAGAAACAATTGAGGAAGAAATGAAAAATAATCCTTTGTTGACCAAAGGGGATATTCTAAAAACTTATCAACTTCCTCGGAAATATAATGTTAAATTTCCGGTCAAAGCATTTTACCGAAATGAAAAAGAAGATGAAGGTACTTTCTTTGAAATTTCCAATACACATTGTATCCCTTTTGAAGTTTTCATGTATTGTATGGATAATGAACAGATTGGAACAACTGGATTCTATCTTTATTCATTTATCAAAAGGATGAATGACTTCTATTTAGGTGGATGGGATATATCTATTGAAAATATGGAAGAAGTAACAGGTATTCCAGAGAAAACTCTATTAAGGTATCTTGATACATTGAAGAAATTTAATATGATTGAAGCGATACATAATCAGGAATATTTTTGTTTGGCAATGAATCCAAAGGACAGGAAAGCCAATACATATAAAGTAAATGAATATCAATCATTTACAGATAAACCACAATCATATAAGAAAATGACAACATTGAAAGTTGAAGAATATCAAAAGGTACAAGAAGAAAAGTTTATACATGTATGGGGGAAGAAAGCGAATATCCCATTGGAAGAACTACCTTATTGATAGGTAGTTTTTTCTTGATTCTCAAAAAGTTATATTTTGACGGTACATATTAATATAGGTGAAATCTCACCTTTGAGAATATGTTATAAATTGTTAAATTTTATATTATTTTAAACTTAACAATTATATGAAAAATTTTCACATTAGTAATAATCCTTATATTTAGTATACCGTCATTTTATAACTTTTTCATTTTTACCTTTTCCAATACAAATTCAGGAGGAATTAAATCATGAAAAAATTAATCAACCTATTCAATAAGAAATCAAATAAGAAAGATGAATTTGAAAGTTTTAACGAGTCAATTAACAAGTCACTTTACCATATTTCTAATATTCAACAGGGAATTGATGAAATGATCGTTTCGACTAATGAATTACTATCCTTGAAGGAAAAAGAAATTGAATTATACGATGAAATGTTAAAAATATTGGAAGGTGTCAAGTAATGAATATCTATGACGCATTAAAGCAGACAGAGAATAAAAAGAGAATGTATTTTGAATGGAAACATGATATTCGTTTTGTTCAAGGTGTTCCCAAGAAATCAGAAGAAGATTTTTTAAAAACAGTCGGATTAAAAACTCTAAATGGTTTTATCAAATGGGAAAAGAGCCAAGAGTATAAGAATTTAGTTTTACTGTTGTTGGATAGTAAAGTAGCAAATGATTATGACATAATCTATAAAAATATAGTTGATAAAGCCAAAGACGGAGATGAAAAATTTATCCGTCTTTTCTTGTCTATTCAGAAGGATATACAATCAAATGCTAAATTAGCAGCGAAAACTTTTAAGACGGTTGAAGAAGATTTAGAAGAAGATGACGAATTAGATTTGAGTTAAGGGGTGTCTAAATTGACACTCCTTTTCTATGGGATTGGAGGTGAGTAGATGGCAGGTAAAACGAAACAAAGTAAAGCATTAGAAAAGGTAATGTCTGATTTTCGGCTATTTGCAAAGAATTTTATCAAGATAATTGATAATAACGGTGAGAGTGTACCATTTATCTTGAATCCTGAACAGGAACAGTTTACTGATGAAATGGTTAAATTTAATATCATTTTGAAAGGGAGACAGATTGGTTTTACTACATGGTCACTGGCTTATATGTTGTATTCAGCAATTACAAAACCTGATACTTCTTATCTCATGATGACACACCACAACAAGGTAACACAGTCATTATTAAGGCGAATAAATAAAATGTATAACTCCCTTCCTCATGAGAAGTATCCTAATTTGTTTCCTAAGAAAATTATCAGTAACCGAGATGAAATTTACTTTGAAAATGGATCAAGGGTACAGATGGCAACAGCAGGTGGAGAGGATTCAATTTCAGGTAACACATTTGAATTAATCCATTTATCTGAAATGGCTAAATATCCAAATGAAGCCCAGGAGGAAATTATAGCAACTTCTATTCCTGCATTGGCTAAGAATCCAAACAGTAAGATTATAATTGAATCTACTGCAATGGGTTTCAATACATATCAAGAAATGTTTATCAAGGCATATCGAGGTAAAGAATCAGTATGGAAAGCGTTCTTCTTTTCATGGCTTGCAGAAGCGTATAGTAAGCAATTTAAGCACTCTTTCAATGAGGCAGAGGAATGGTTCAGGTTATACAATAAAGGTGCTAGAATGTCTTATATTCACTTAGAGCGTGATGAAAAAGAGTTACATGAGAAGTATAATGCTACATTCAGACAGTTGATGTTTAGAAGGTATTACATAGAAACAAACTCATTGGAGAAGTTTCAGCGTGAATTTCCAACAACACCTGATGAAGCGTTTCAGACAAGTAATGTGGCTGTATTCGACACTAAGAAGATAATTGAACGGTTAAATAATGTCATTGATCCACTTTCTTATCCTGAATTAGAAGAAACTTTACCTGAATCATTAAAACCTTACATAAACAAGAATCTATTCATCTACCATTTACCAAAGAGAGGAATTAAACACTATGCAGGTGTAGATGTTGCTTCCGGTACGGGTGGAAATAATGATAATAGTACAATGGCTGTATTTAATTCAGACGGTCAGCAAATGGCTTCATTCTATGCAAATGATATTCCTGTTTATAAATTTGCGGAAATCGTAAATGATATAGGCAGGTTTTTTAATTATGCCTTTATTGCTGTGGAGAGGAATAGTTACGGATTGCCATTGTTGGAGAAGTTGAGGAAAGAGTATGGATATATGAATCTGTTGAAGCAGAAAGTATTCGATCAAAAGGGCAAGAAGAAATTACAGTTAGGATTTATGACCACCAATACCACTAAGCCAATTCTCATTAATGATATGAAAGAGAATTTTGAGTTAGGTCTTATTAATATCGAATGTGTAGATACATTGGAAGAAATGAAAATCTATCAAGAGAACAATGGAAAGATGGGTAATAAGAAAGGTGCTAAGTTGCATGATGACTTAGTTATTTCAGTTGCAATGGCTTGTCAGGCAATGAAACAAAGTAAATATTATGTGGATATTTAGGGTTAGGTCTATTGAGGACTTAACCTTTTTATTTTATTTGAAGGGGTTGAGAGAATGAATAAACTACAAAAGTACATTCGTGAAAAATATGATGGTGCTTCTGATTGGTTTGTTGAAGTAGTGGATGAAATATATCATCAGCAACGTGTAATGGAGATTATGAACAAAAAGGAATATTTGAACGGTAATCATAAGATATTGCAGAGAGCCAGTTATAAATACAATGGTAAAGAGTTTAATCCAAGAAAGATTGTCTTACAGTATGCTAAAACTCTATTAAATTTCCAAAAGGCATATTTATTGCAGAATCCTATCACATTGACAGGTAACGAAAAGGCGGTAAAGGAATATCAAAAGGTGAATCGTAAGGGGAAATATGACCGCTTAAATTTGAAGGTACTGGATAAGGTTTTGAAATATGGACAGGTGGCTGAATATGTTTATATGGATAAGGGTGTCATTAAATCTAAGTTGATTGATAGTAGTGAAGGTTATCCAGTATATGACCATGAGAATAATCTAATTGCATTTGTTCAGGCATATGTAAATGACGCTATTACTTATTATATTGTGTATGAGGAAGATACAGTTAGTACATATAGTAATGCAGGTGGCGAGGGAGTTAATCTAATTGAAAGGTATGCTAATCTAAGTGGATTGCCTATTGTCTATCATAATGAGAATGAGTTATCTGAATTAGAAGGTAGAAGTGAGTTAGATGATTGGATACAGATACTTGATAGCATGGAGGACTTAATCAGTAAGTATACTGATAGTTTCTATAAGTTTATTGATCCAATCTTTATAACACAAGGGCAGACATTGAAAGGTGAAGCATTGCCAAGTGAAGTAGTAGGTAAAGGGATTAACCTAGATGATGGAGCAGACGCAAAGTTTGTAAGCAATCAATTGGATTATCAATCATTTGAAACGATTTATAAAACCTTGCTGCAATCTCTATTAGATGTGTCACAAACTCCTGCTGTAAGTTTAAATAAGACGGATATAAGTAACTTGTCAGAGGTTAGTATCAAGTTATTGTTCCAATTGGCAAATATTAAAGCAGGTATGAATGAACAGTTTATGCGTGAGGGATTGGAACAGAGGAATGAGAAGGTAAGGAAGTTATTAGAATACAGAGGGATTAAGTTTTCAGATGATGAATTTGAAAGTTTAGATTTAGTATTCCAGTACGCAACTCCAAGCAATGATAAGGAGATTATTGAAAATCTTAAAGAGTTAAGGGAAATGGGAGCCATAAGTTTAGAAAGTATTCTAGGACATTCACCATATACAACTGATGTTCAGATGGAACTAGGTAAGATTGTGAGTGATGGGAATATTAAGGATAAGGATAATGGTAAAGAGGTTGTTAATTCATAGTTGAGTAGTAGGGATTAGATAAGGGTAAATGTAAGCGTGGCAATGGTTGAGGATAGTGAGTAATATAGCCACTGTCACGCACATGTTATTATATATATGCTTGACTAATAGGCGGTACTATGGGTAGAATTATTGTAAACTAGATTGAAATTTTAAAACCTGAATGAATCCAGTCATACCAATAGTTTAAATTGGGTAGAGAATTACTTCCTAGAACATGTATTATGTAAACTATGCGCATAACAGATATTATACCCCCACTATTTTAGGGTGTTTTAGAGTGTATTTGAGCCATATTCGATACCCCTAATTGGAAAATATTGCCCCTAGCATACCATTTTACACACCCAAGAAAAAATCATTAAAATTTACAGCAAATTAACCGTTTTAAACCTTTCCCTTACAATCGTATTACCTTAACTCTAAAACGTTAATATCGGTTAAATAATCAGTAATAAATCAATTCTGGCATGCTTCTACACCGTGCTTTTTATTTTGTCGAACGAATTGTATAGAATTGTTAAAATATTTGATCTGCACCTTCCTAATTAATGGTAAAGTTTAACTATAAACTAGGGAGGTGTATTATTTTGGATTCAGCAAAAAAGAAATTTATCATTTTTATTTCTGTTCCTATTGCATTAATCTTGGCGGCATGGATTTATGATTCATTAATTAAACCCAATCTTTTCGATGATGAGTTAGTTTTGCAATTGGATGATAAGTTAAAAACAGACAAAAATCTAAGTGAATATTTTAGTAACTTTTCTTTAAGTAAGCAAGATGATCCTCCAACAACCTACAAAGAATATAAAGTTTACTCCTATGACGTTTTGACAAATGGAAATGAGAAGTTTATGAAATTATCCGATAAACAAAAAAGAAATGAATTAGGTAAAGTAGCCGAAGTAATAAAAACTATTACCGATGATTCTTTGATTAAATGCGGTGAAGAAACATTTTGTAGCATATCGGAAATTTTAGTGTTTGATTTGAATGGTAAAACTGGTGAATCTGATTCATTTTCGATTACTTATGACTATTATAAATCACCAACTGAATATGAAATGGAAGTTTCATTTTATGATAAGAACAGTAAATTTCAAACTAGAACAGTGAGTGCAAATGATTCAAATGTATTGTCTACCTATAAGGAGAACAACAAGAAACCTGATTTAGAGATTGTGGAAAAGTCAGGAAATATAGATGATAAATATATTTATGTTACTGGTGCAATAAAAAATAATAGTGATAAAACTTATTCATTTATAGAAGTAAAGGTTACATATATGGATGATAACGGAAAAATCCTTGACACTGATACAACTTATGTAAATAGTAGTGATGCTCTTTTACCAAATGAACGTAAAAGTTTTAAACTAATGACTGAAATGATTGGCGGAGTTTATTCAAAATATAGAATTGAAGTTTATGATTATAATGTTGGATATTAAAAGAAACTAGCCATAGGTAAGGAGGTTTTTACATGGGTTGCCTTGTCGGTATTATAGGTTTGCTTTTTATCTTATTTATTCTATGGGGTTTTACTGTTTCACCATTATTAGGTATTTTCCTTGCGGCTATATTTTTTGGTGGAGGATATTATCTGGTTGATGAAGGAAACAAGAAAACTGTGAAAAACAAAAATGAGAAGATTAACAAGTTACATGAAATGCAAATGGCAGTTAAGGACTTTACAATTTCTCAAAAGTTTACTTCCCCTGAAATTAATTCATCTATTTTACTGGATGAAGAACAGAAAAAAGTTTGCTTTATTTTTGCTGATACAAACACAACCGAAGTTTATAACTATAATGAAATTCTTGAATCAGAAATTTTAGAGGATGGTAAAACAGTTACAAGCACTTCGACATCATCTCAAATAGGCAGAGCAGTTTTAGGTGGTGTGATTGCTGGAGGAGCAGGGGCTATTATTGGAGGGTTAGGCGGTAAACAAACTTCTGACCAAGAAATATATAAAATTGACCTGAAAGTAATTGTTAATAATACAAAAAATCCACTAAAAATTATAAACTTCTTAGTTGCGGATGTGAATGATTTGAATGGAAAAGCAACTCCGATTAAGAAAGATGAACCAAAATATAAAAGTGCAATTTCCACTATAAATCATTGGCATAGTTTATTGAGTTACTTAATTAAGCATAGCGATCAGGTTGTCAGTAGTGAGTCAGTGAATAATCCAAGTAATTTAGATGAAATAAGAAAATTAGCGGATTTGTTTAAAGAAGGGATACTAACCGAAGAAGAATTCCAACAACAAAAGAGAAAATTACTTTCTTGAAAAAGGAAATTCCTTCCTAATGTCGAATTAAGTAGGCAGAAGGGAGGTGTATATATAATGATTGAAAAACTAATCGAAAGAGGAATCCAAATTTCAGAAAAAAATGTAAGTGAAACTGATATTGGTCCCGCCATAGTAAATGGTGTAGATTATGTTGAATGGATTTATGATTGCAGAAGGTTCTTAGAAGATAATTTTCCTAATAGTTTTTTTACAAATGAATTTAAGGAACATGGAAGAAATGCCATTGGGAATCCTGTAAGTCATTTATACTCAATGTTAGGAATATTAAAATCTGTGAAAAATGGAATTGAGGATGGTACTTTAACTCCTGATTCTGATGATATGTCGTATATATAATATGTATTTTAGCACTCTCATTATTTGAGGGTGTTTTTATTTTATGTAGAAAGGAATGAATTAAATGAACAACCTTCAACGATTAGAATTAGAAACTAAAGGTATCCAGTTAGAACAAGATGAACTATCCATTTACCTACAAGAAAATGATTTACAGCCATTTACAGAATATGACGCACAATCAGCCACTAATAAGAAAAATATATACCGTGCTGCCTTGTCTGTCCTTGAATCAATTGCCAATAATCCTTCTGGCATGAAGTCATACAAAATGGATGATATGACTGTATCTGACTTTCATGAGAATTTAATGAATCGTATAGATCAACTAGAACGGAAAATCAGGACACTGAAAACAGATGACCAATTACAGAATGAATCAAACTTCTTCATGCTATTTGGAGATTAAGAAAGGAGTGGGTGAAGATGTTCAGTCCTAATACTGCAGATTTAGATTATTTGTTTGATTCTGCAAGTCAGACGGTAACAGTGAATAATACAGAAAGAAAAGCCATAATCACGAATCCTGCAATAAGTGAGTTTGACCAAAAGAATATACATACTCTTGAACGTGTTTTACAAGGCGATATGGTTGCGTTAGATGGTGAGAGGTACTTAGTCATTACTGAATCCATTTCTAAACGTGGTGGAAAGTATAAAGCCCTTATGCGTCATTGTAATATAGTCATTGAACGACAAGGGGAACAAGTTTGTGTAATTGTTGGAGAAAATGAATTTGGAGACCCAATAGAAGAGTGTACTGTTGGTGATCCAATATTTATATCTGCTATTGTGGACAATAAATCTTTTTCAATTGACCAAGCATCGGCTATAAGAGTACCAGAGAATCAGATTATTGTTGTGATTCAAGATAATCCAGTAAATAGGGATAAGTTAAAGGTTAATGATAAATTTGTTTTTGAGGGTAATTACAAGGTATTGAGTCGTGATTTTACGAAAAAGGGATTAATGATTTTAACTTGTGAAAAGAGTGTCTAATTTCATTTTAATTAGAAAGATTAACCTAATTATTTCCTTTTGAGTAGACAATAGGTAAAAAACATGATATATTTTCCTTAGCGGTAAAAGTGGAATAAGGGTAGTGAAAAACCCTTTATTTATAAGGTTTTGGTGGTTATTTTTAAAAACCATCCCAGAAGAAAATCAATCAAATGATGTCAGCAATGAACAAGCAGACAGGAAAATAAAAAAGGACAAGCACTCATTCATTCTAATGATGGGTGCTTTTCTTTTTGTAGTATTCAATTAGGGACATTTTAGTGTTGAAGAGATCAAAATGTCTAAGGAGAAAAGTTTAATAGACATTTTGAAGTGTAGCAGGAATCAAAATGTCTAAGAAGAGGTCTTTAATAGACATTTTGAAGTGTGGCAGGAATCAAAATGTCTAAGAAAAGGTCTTTAATAGACATTTTAAAGTGTTGAAGAGATCGAAATGTCCAAGAAGAGGGTTTATAAACACTTTGAAGCATGGGAATAATCCAAAAGGCTTAGAAAGAACATAATGTGATGTTTCAAACTCATCTGCTGCTAATAAAATATCTGCAAAAAAACAACGCCGGAAAATGGCGTTATTTTTGTTTGTTTGATTTGTCCTCGCCCTTATTTTTAGCACCTTGCTGAAATATTGAATCGAAAAATTCATCCGCCGTTTCCATTACACCGCCGTGAAGCTGACCGTCCGCCCCAACTTTGTTTTTATCACCTTTAACTGGATTATGGATTCTTACCAT